AAAGTTGTCGTCCACCGGCTGGTGCATCGTGGCGCTCGCCGACAGAGGGTTGAGAGGGCTAACCCTACACCTCCACTCAACCGAGACAAGATACTGCAAGTTCTTGCCATCAGGGTTGTACATGTAGATTGGGTTGAACCCCTCGAACATCCTCTTGCTGGAGGCGCTGTTCCACGTCGTCCCAACAAGGTCACTCTCACTATCAATGGGAGTGAACTCACTGAGCTTAGACATGTCACCGGGGATGGCATTGACCTGCACGGAACGAAGCGCTAGCTTCGAGCCCGTAAGGATGCGTGGCGGCGAATAGCTAATCAAACCATCAGCCAGCGACTGGACCGTGCGGGTGTCCGCAGAGTCAGCGTTGGTGATGTTGGTTCGCATCCGCCCCACGTAGAAAACTCCGTCAGCGGTCTGGAGGGCAGTGTCGTTCATGACCTGCACCGAAAACGCCGCAGGGGTACACTCCAGAAACCCACTCGACTCCAACCCTGGGATGGGAATCGTGTAGGTGTTATAGCCGGCTGCATTCATCAGACCCGCAAGATTGGTGGTCCCGACCGCAATGTTGTTAGCCCATGCCATTCCACGGTTACCCGAGTCATTCTGCGTTGGCCCGAACATCAACAGTTTGTCGACGGAGCTAAAAGCTCTCACCGTGCGAACCGTGAGGTACGGAGCAGTAGCTCGAGGAAGCGGGAGATGGACATTGCTAAAAGCGTCAAGGCCATACTTGCGCAGCTGTTGCATGCTGCCTTTAGGCTGCTTCTGGAGCCCGTTGAGGGACCCCTGGGTGCCGTTGGAGAGGGCATTGGCCCTGTTTCTGGACCGACGACGACCTCCTCCAGTTCCGTTGTTGGAGTTTGCATTTGTGTTTTTCTTCTTACGTCCATTAGACATCTTCTAATTTTGGTTCTTAACCCCGAGTGAGTCAGACCGTTGTGAGTCCCATGGCAACTGCGGGGTTAATATAACCACTCACACAGTTACCGGTGCTATATGTACATAACTCACGTTCCATCGCGATCTGCATTGATGGGGGGTATCCGAACGCCAAGTAAAAACTCACCCTAGTAGTTTGGGTGATCTCGGCGTTATCCCCGGACCTGATTCGGGGGGTCTTCGCCATGCGCATAAACCCCGAGTCCGAAATGCAATACTTACGGGACATGTTGCTATCAACGCCATTACGGCGCTGCGCCTCGTAGTATGCCTTGAAGATGGGCATGTCTCCATACAAAGCATGGCCCCCTACACCCACCTGGTAAGCCCACTGCCTA